CGTTACGCGATCCGTGGCGGTTCGCAGCGAAGGGGCATCTGATGTCATTGCTCCTTCGGATCGCCGAGCTCGTGCTCAACCGCCCGCTGCTCGTGCACCCCGACAAGGTCCCGCTCATTCTCGGCGTGCTTCAAGGTCGCATCCCGATTGAAGACACGGCCGAGTGGCGCGCGGCCGCGGAAGCCCGCATCGCCGAAATGCCGGAAGATGCCCAAGCCGTCATGCGCGGGCCAGCGCCAGGCGCTTCGCGGTTCGTCGGGTCGTTCATCGACAGCGATCCCGTAACCGGCGTGCAAACGAAGCTCCCGTACCGCCGCAACCGCGAAGGCGTCGCGATGATCCCGGTCATCGGGTCGCTGATCAATCGCGGGGCGTGGATCGGTTCGTCGTCGGGCGAAACCTCATACGAGGGGATCAAGTTTCAGCTTTCGCACGCCGCCGGCGATCCGAAGACCACCGCGGTGCTGCTCGACATCGAAAGTCCTGGCGGCGAAGCCGTCGGAGCCTTCGAGGCCGCCGCCTCGGTACGCGCGTTGGCGGCGGCCAAGCCCGTTACGGCGATCGTCAACGGCATGGCGGCCTCGGCCGCCTATGCGATCGCGTCGGGCGCCAGCCGGATCGTGACGACGCAGACCGGCGTCGTGGGGTCGATCGGCGTGGTGCTCTTGCACGCGGATTTCAGCCGGCAGATCGACAAGGCCGGTGTGACGCCCACGCTGATCTTCGCCGGCGCCCACAAGGTCGACGGCAATCCGTTCGAGCCGCTTTCGGACGACGTGCGGGACGATCTGCAGGCCGAGGTCAACCAGTTCTACGAACTGTTCGTCCAAACGGTCGCGGAAGGGCGCCGCAAAATGTCGGCCGCCATGATCCGCGGCACCGAGGCGCGCACGTTCATCGGCGCCGATGCCGTCGATCGCGGGCTCGCCGACGAACTCGGCACGTTCGAAAGCGCGCTCGCCGATCTTACCGATGCCCGGGTCGGGCAATCGCCAACAGGGAGATTGAAGATGGCGAATGAGAAGACCGCGCCCGACGCTTCGGGCACCTTCACGCAAGTCCAGCTTGACGCCGCAGTCGCTGCCGCGCGCACCGAAGGCGTGACGGCCGGTAAGGCCGAAATGGACACCGCGATTGCGGCTGCCCAGAAGGCCGGCGCCACGGCGGAACGCGCTCGCGTAGCCGCGATCGCGGGGCTCGCGGAAGCCAAGGGCCGCGAGGCGCAGGCCATCATGATCGCCACCACGACGGATCTCACCGCCGATCAGGCCAAGGCCGTCCTGGCGGCCTCGCCGAAGCTGATCGTCGGCCGCGCCGGCGAGGCGACGCTCGGGATCACGCTCGAGGACAAGAAGCCCGGCGAAACCGCTGGCGCCGCGCCATGGGACGACGTGGTGGCGAGCGTCAACAAGTCGTTCGCGCCCCGCACTGCGAAGCGCGCCTAACCGCGCGGCTCTGCCGACGCGTGCACCACCCCCGAAACCCTCGATAAGGAACCGATCCCATGGTTGCCACCGTTCTCACCGAAGCGCTTCACGCTGGCGCCTTCATCGTCAGCGAGGAAGACAACTTCCACTGCCGCGACACCGTGACGATCCCGATTTCGATGACCATCGTGGCCGGGCAGGTGCTCGGCAGGATCGGCGTGCCGTCCACCGAGACATCGGCGGTCGCGGCCGACGCCGGCAACACCGGCAACGGCGTATTCACGCTCGACGTGACCGCCCCGGTTGGTGCTTCCGGGCAAGACGGCGTCTATCGCGTCGTCTGCATCGCGGTCGCGGCGAACAGCGGAACCTTCGCGGTGTTCGATCCGCAGGGCGTCGAAATCGGCCGCGTTGCGGTCGGCGCGACGTTCAACAATCAGATCAAGTTCGTCGTCGCGGATGGCGCGACCGACTTCGCAGTCGGCGATGCGTTCTCGGTGACGGTCGGGCGCGAAGGCGGGACCGACGAAACCTATCCCGCTCTCAACATGTCGGGCACCGATGGGTCGCAGATCGTGGGCGGGGTCGCGGTCTATCCCGTAACGACCGACGGCACGAACACGCAGAAGATCGCCGCCATCGTGCGCGGCCCCGCGCAATTGCGGGCCGCCGACCTGACGTGGCCCGGCGGCATCACGGCCGCGCAAAAGGCCGAGGCAATCGAGCAGCTGCGCTCGAAGGGCATCATTCTCCGCTAACTCGCGCGACCGAGCGGAAGGCGTCCGCACCAACCCCACCAACCAAAGAGGACAAACGGCCATGCTCACGATGGACGTATTCCGGCAGGACGCCTTCAGCGCGGTCTCTCTGTCGGCAGCAATCGACAAGCTCGACTATATCCCCGAGCTTCTCGGCCAAATCCCGAGCCTGTTCGAGCCCGATCCGGTGCGAACCGAGGTGATCTGGATCGAGCAGCGATCGACCGGCGCGGTCATTCTGCCGTTCTCGCCGCGCGGCGCGCCGCCGCATCAGACGAGCGGCGATATCCGGGACGCGCGATCGTTCAAGACGCTCCGCGTCGCCGATGCGTCGCGCATCACGGCGAGCGAATTGTTCGGTATCCGGGCCTTCGGGTCGGAGACCGAATTGAAGGGGTTGCAAACCGAGGTCGCGCGGCGTCAGTACAAGATCAAGAACAACTTCCAACTGACGTTCGAATTTCATCGGTTCAACTGCGTGACCGACGCGCTCGTGAAGGATAGCGACGGCACCACGCGCTACGATTGGGCCGCGGAATTCGGCCAGACGATCCCGGTCGAGCTCGACTTCGATCTCGACAACGCGGCGCCGGCGGAAGGCGCGGTGCGCAAGAAGTGCATCGCGGTTCGCCGCGCGATCCTCAAGGGCCTGAAGGGCGTCGGAACGCCGCGCTCGATCGTCGGCATCTGCGGCGACAACTTCTGGGACGATCTGGTGAGCCATCCGGAGGTCGTGAAGACGTTCACCAACTGGGCCGCGGCCGCCGATCTGCGGAATAACCACGGCAACGAATGGTCGACGTTCCGGTACGGCGATATTGAGTTCACCAATTATCGCGGCACCGACGACGGCACGACGCTCGGCGTCAACACCGACAAGTGCAAGTTCTTCCCCGTCGGCGCCGGCATCTTCCGGTGGGCCATGTCGCCCGGCGAACGGTTCGAGCACCTCGGCACGGTCGGCCAGTCCGAGTATTCGAACATCGTCACCGACAAGGACCGGGACGCGTGGGCCGACGTGGAGGTCTACTCCTACCCGCTGCCCGTCTGCACGATGCCGCAGGCGCTCCACCGCGCGCGCCGCACGTAAGCGCCGCAAGCCGCTGAACCTCGCCGATGCCCACGCCGTTCGCCGCCCGGGACGCCAAGCTCTCGGGCGCGATCGACAGGGCATTCGGCGAGGTCTTCACCTTCACGCCCTACAAGAAGCAAGACGACGTGAATTTGCCGCGCGCCGCCGATGGCGCGCGCGCGGCCTTCACGGCCAAGGGCACGTTCGACGATCCGGCCAGATCCTCGCATCCGAACGCGCGCGGCGTTGCGTCCGACCACGCGCAAGGCCGCATCGTCGAGGAACCGATCTTCGAATGCACCGACGAGGCGCTCTTATGGCGACCGCTGGAAGGCGATCGCGCCACGCGCGCGTACGATGGCGCGATCTATGAGGTCGCCAAGGCGTTGCCCGACGGGTTCGGGCGCACGCAAATCTGGTTTACGGCCCGCAAATGAGCCTCGCGCGCACGGCATTGCGGCTGTTGGTAACGGGCACGTTGACGGGCAGCGTGTCGTCGCGCCCCACGATCGCGCAGGGCCGCGTGTACGACAGTCGGCTTTCCGATATCGATCCGAACACATTCTCGGAAGATGCCAAGCCGACGATCATCGTCCTGACGGACGACGACGAAGGAGACGCGCTAAGCGATCAAAGCGGCGGGCCGCCGTTCCGCCGTCGGATCGACGTGGTGCTGGAATGCGGCATGGTGTGCCGCGTCAAGGAAGGCGACGACTCTGTCGTCGGCTCTCCGGACACTGATGCGCGCCTTGAGGCGTCGATTGATCTTCTCGAATTCCAGGCGCTGCAAGCGCTGTCCTCCAATCTTGATCCGCTGCCGACGCTGTTTCGCCGCCTCGTGCGCATCTGGAAGCACGCCGGGCACCGGCACACCGACGAGCAAAGCCCGAAGGTCGCGTGCCGCATTCTCTCGCTGACGTGCGAGATCAGCGACGATCGGGTGACGATCTACAACGACGCCGCAACGCCACTGCCGACCGGCCTTGACGTTCTTCCCGAACCGCTCCGCACGATTGCGCATGCGCTGCCCGTCGGATCGGCCGGCGCCGACACGGTCGCGGCGCTCGCGGCCGCGCTGGCGCCGATCGAAGCGCCGGCGCTCGAAGGCCTCGATGTCACGGTCGACGCGGCCGACACCACCAACACACCGGGCGACGACCGCCAGGTCGACGGCACGATCGAACTCGATCAGCCCTAACGAGGCCAGCATGGAACACGTCTACGTCAAACCCGCTCCCGGCGGGCGCGTGCGGCAACCCGAGCGCGGATCGCGCGTCATGCCCGAGAAGGGCGATTGGGTTCCGCGCGACACGTACTACGAGCGCCTGATCATCACGGGCGACGTGGTGTTGAGCCCCGACGATGCGCCGCCGCGCGAAGACGTGCCCGACGAGCCAGCCGCGCCGCAGACTTCACCGAAAACCGAAGCGCCCGTGCCATCCGGCCGGGCGCGCCGCGCCACCCCGCAGGAGGGATAACCGATGCCCGTCGCCTTCTCGCAAATCCCGGCCAACCTCCGGGTCCCGCTGTTCTATGCGGAGATCAACGCGGGCCAGAGCCCGTTCCAGGGACCGAGCCGTCTACTCTTGATCGGGCAGAAAACGTCAGCCGGCTCGGCGACGGTCAACACGCCCGTTCGCCTGGATGGCGATCCGCAAGCGCTCGCCGGCGCCGGATCGATGCTGTCCGAAATGGGCACGTGGGGGCGCCAGAACCATTCGTTCGGCGAAATCTGGATATTGCCGATCGCCGACCCGGCCGGCGTCGCGGCGACGTTCACCATCACGGTGGCCTCGGGCATCCTCGGCAGTACCGGCACCGTCGTGGTGTACGTCTGCGGCGAGAAGGTGCAAGTGGCGGTCGGAGCGACCGACACCAACGCGAACGTCGCCACCAACATGGCGGCCGCCATCAACCTGGGTTACGTGAAATTCGGCCGCTCGCTTTCTTTCCCGTTGACGGCCGCGGCCGCGTCCAACGTCGTGACGTTGACGGCCCGCAACATCGGCGCGCTCGGCAACAAGATCGGGATCGACAAGGATCTCGTGGGCGACGAAGGTCCGCTCGCGCAGTATCTCACGATCGCGGCCGGCGTGACCGGGACCGGAACGCCCGCGCTCGGGACGCCGCTCGCGTCGTTGGGCGATCAGGAATACGACTGGATCGCCTCGCCCTATAGCGACACCACGTCGCTGGATGTCATGAAGGACTTCCTCGGCACCGCGGCCGGGCGTTGGGGGCCGCTGCAACAGCTCTATGGCCACCACGTTTCGACGATGTTCGACACGTTCAGCAACGTGGCGGCGGCCGGCGTCCTGCGCAACGATCCGAACGCCAGCATCATGGGCGTGGCGAATTCGCCGTCGCCGCCCTGGCGGTGGGCCGCCGCGCTCGGCGCCGTCATCGCGGCCGACAAGAACCTGGGAAGCGAAGTCGATCAGGCATACCGGATCAGCCAGCCGCTTCAGACGCTCGAATTGGTCGGCATCAAGCCGCCCAAGAGCCGCGTCGATTGGTGGTCGATCACGCAGCGCAACCAGCTGTACCAGGACGGCATCGCGGGCTTCCGCGTTGCGCGCGACGGCACCGTGATGATCGATCGCGTGGTGACGACCTATCAGACCAACGTGTACGCGCAGCCCGACATCACGTGGCTCGATGTCGAGACGCGGGCGCAGATGGTCTACTTCGTGCGCTACAACCGCCAGCGGATCACGCAAAAGTTCGGCCGTATGGCGCTGGCCGACGACAATCCGGGCGCGCAGCCCGGCATCGTCACGCCGAAGATCATCAAGGCCGAGTGCGTGCACATCTACCGCGAGCTCGAGATCGGCGGCCTCGTGGAAAAGTCGGACCTGTTCGCGCAAAGCCTCGTGGTCGAGCGCTCCAGCGATCCGAACCGCGTGAACGCCTATCTGCCTGTCGATGTCGTCAACCAGTTCCGCGTCTTCGCCGCGAACGCGACGACGTTCTTGGAATTCCCGGCCTAAGTTAGCGCGTCGTTCCGGCCGCCCCCCTCCGGTCCTCTACGACGTGCTGGCAACGCGGGTTAATAGCCCGCGTTGACCGTTTCCCCGCATCCTCAAAGGGAGCACCACCATGCACACTTGTGGCGGCCGCGTGACGACGGTCATTGGCGGCAAGGTCTATTCGGCGCGCGGCGAGATCAAGCTTGACGTTTCGAACATCGAAACCGCCGTCGAAGCCAACCAGGACGGCTCCACGTATCGAACCGTGAAGCCGCGGCCCCGTCAGGCCGAGATCACCTTCGACAGGTTCGTCGACAACAACGGCGTGCCGTTGCGGTGGGACGAAGGCGTGATGATGCTGACCAACCTCGGCGTCACGTTCATCGAGCAGGACACGAACATCACGCACCTGCTGTCCAACGCGTGCTTTACCGGGAACCCGTCTGCGAACCTCGCGACCGGAGAATTGGACGGCCTCAAGATCGCGGCCGACAAATACACGACGATTTCTTGAGAGAGCGCCCGAGAGAGAGCGCCGCAGAATTGGGAGGGAATAAATGCGGGAAACCGTGACGATCAAGCTCGCGAAGCCGCTGCGCGATCACAGCGGTGGTGCCATCACGCAGATCGTGCTGCGAGAGCCAACGTTCGACGAATATCTCTCGTTCGGCGATCCCTACACGGTGGCGGGAGCGGCCGACGGTACGCCGTTCGGCGTCGAAAACATGGACGTCATTCGCTCCTATCTGAAGGTGTGCCTCGTCGAACCGCAGGACTACGGGCTTCTCGATCAGGCGAACGCGCGCGTCGCGCGCCAGGTGAAGGAAGCGATCCTGGGTTTTTTCCAGCCCGACGCGCAGGCGGCCGCGGCCTCCGGGACCTCGCAGACGAGCTCGCCTTCGGCGGCGTCGGGGAAAACAGCTTCGCCGACCTCGGAAGGCTAAGCATTTCCGAGCTTAGCTATTGGCACCTTCGTGCCGTCGCGTGGACGCAGCGACCAAAGCGGCGGTGATCCATGGCGAAGATCATCGAAGCCAAGGCGATCATCAGCGGAGAGGACAAGCTCTCGCCGCTCCTGGACCGCCTGGCGAAGAAGTTCGCCGAAGTAGGAAAAACGACGAAGATCGGCGCCAACGTCGAGCAGATGGCCAG